TGCTGCCGCGCACAGTCTTTTTTTGTCCACATGCCTTCTTGTAACTATAAGAGCTGAAGTTTCCAAACACGCTCTGAGCTGATGGTCCACCTGGGCGTCACTGAGCTTCAGGAGCAAATCGGAGCCGGAGGGCTGCTGGAAAATCTCCGTCTGGAGATTGATGTTGTCCGTGATGGGCCAGAGGGCTCGCCAGTCCGCTTCCATGGCCTGCTTGGCCGTGTTGAGGACCTGCTGCGAGGAGAGGAGCTTGTCCCCGTCCATATGGGCTGCGGGGGGACGCTGGCCGGGTTTGAGGACGACCACGGGCATCTTGTCGGCAGGGGCATCGGGAGACTGGGCCGGGACTGCCGCTTCACCGGTCTGGCTAGGCGCTGCCCCGGTGGGGGCTCCTTCTGCCGGCTGGGCCGGTGCGCCATCAGCCGCCTGGTGTTCCTGCATCACGCTGTCCAGATGCTCCACGTCCTGCTGATACTGCCGCATGGCCGCCTTGCTCTCTCCGCTGGAGAGGGCCTTGCGTCCGCTGCGGAGGCAACGCAGCCCGGCGATGAAGGCGTCCGTCGCGATGCCGAGACCGGCACCTTCGACGGCCATCTTGAGCATGGCCTCCGGCACGGTGTCGTCCGGCCTGGCTTGCAGGAAGTCGGTGATGGGGCCTTGCAGCTCAGGGAACTGCTCCACGAAGTTGGAGAGCCGTTCCTCCTGGCGGTCGAAGAAGACGGAATCCACCACGGCCCCTTTGCCAAGACTGGCGAACGCCGTCCGTGCGCCGGAGGCGACGGAGGCCCCTGTGGAGAGAGCCTTGCCGGCCAGGCCGGTCAGAGCGAAGCCGGTGGCCCACTGGGTGAGGCCCTTGCTGACCTCGCCCACGAGGGTCTGGGAATCATATTCCCCAAAGCGCAGCGGGGCTTTGTGCTGGACGAACTTGGCCTTGTCCCAGCCTTCGGTGAGTACCTCGGAGACGAACCTGCCGGTACTGTAGGACAGGTCCAGGACACTGTTCACCGCATCATACGGACCCTGACCTGCGGACATGACCGCATCGCCAAGGTCGAAGATGGGCTTGCCGTCCCCTTCGTCCTCGACGGTCACATCGGCGGTGATGGCCCCGGCATCGTCAGGCTCTTCCATAGCCGCAAGGGCTTCGGGAGAGACCGTGGCAGCGGGGGCATCCTCGGTCATGGCAGCGAGGGCTTCGGGAGAGACCGTGGCGGGAGCCTCTTCGGTCATGGCCGCGATGGCCTCCGGGGAGACGACAGGGGGCTCGGCGGGGGACTGGGGCTCCCCATCCAGTTCGGAGAGCGTTTCGGGCGAGGCCCCGTCTCCAGGCACGGGGCTCTCAGCCGTGGGGGCCTGCATCTGGTCAGCAGGTGTTTCAGGCAATGTTTCGGGGACAGGGGACTGCGGGGTGCCTTCGACCCCTTCGACCCCCTCGTTCATGACAGGGATTTCAGGCATGGGTGCCTCCTGTTAGCGGTTGGATGTGCAGAAGGCGTTGTAGGCCTGTACCTGCTCAGGGTGGTTCTTCTGCATCCACCCGGCCACTTCCGCAGGGGAAGAGGTGGGCGGCGGCAGGGTAGCGGTGTTGATGCTGTTGTTGGAAGCGAACTGGCGCAGCATGGTGTAGGCTTTCGTAGGCTTGGGCGCTGCGGTGTTGGGCTGGGGGGCCGTGGGGGCAGGGGGGCTGGCCTTCTTGTCAGCGCCGGGCACGGTGACACCGGCCTGTTTGTTGCTCTGCTCCTTGGCCACGGCATCGCTGACTTCGGAGAGAATCTTGGGGCGCTGCGTCGTGTACCATGTTTTGTCAGGCATGGCCCCTTTGTGCGCGGCCTTGTATTCCTCGACCTTCTGGGCCGCGATGGCGATGGCCAGCTCTGTGGCCTGGAGACCTATCTTCTGTTCCTCGGTCAGTTCGGGGTCATAGCCGAACGAGACGCCCTTGAAGCCCAACCCGTCGTCCTTCGTTCTGGAGAACATGCTGAAGGAGGCGGAGCTGAGTTCCTTGAGGAAGCCGGTGTAGTCCTTGTTGGTCTCGTCCTGCGCCGCCTTGTTGATGTCATACCACTCTTTGGCCTTGTCAGCGCCGTAGATGGTACTCAGGGCAAGGACTTCATCCTGGGTGAGCTGGCCCGTGCTGGAGAGGATATGCACGGCGGTGAGCCCGGCCTGGCTCGCGGGAGCGAGGCGCTGGCCTTCCATCATGGATTTGTTGAAGCTGTTGACGGACTGGGCAAAAGCGGGCTGGAGCCAGACAGGGACACCGGCGGCATCCATGTTGGCCTTGGTGGGGGGCTTGTCGCCCCAGACCATGACCCCCTGTCCCATCCACTGTTCCGTGGTCAGCTTCTTCTGCCGTTCTTCCATGGCCCAGTAGTGGCGCTGGTCGGCGCGGGCCTGCTCGATGCGCTGGCGCTGGAGGGCGTTCACCTTCTCTGCCACGCCGGGCAGGGAGGAGAGGGCCACGCCGCCGGGCGTCTTCACCAGGCCCAGGGCCTTGAGGGCCACGGGATTCTTGTCCAGACGCTCGTAAGCATCGAAGACCATCTTGGTGTACATCTCGGCGGCGTTGGCATCGAGGACACCGTTGGCAAGGGCCGTCTGGCCATTGGCCATGATGATGTCGGCGATGCGCTGGGCGTCTGCCTCCCCGGCACCGAACACGCTCCCGCCAAGACTGGGGTCGAACATCGCCTCTATCTGTTTGGCGGTCAGCTCGGAGAACTGCTGCATGGTGCGGCTCTCGTTCTGCCGGGCCACATACTGACTGTGTTTGGCCATCATACCGGCCTTGGTCTTGAACTCGTTGGCGCTGAAGTTCTCGGCCAGGGTCAGCTTGTCCTCGTAGGTGTCGAGGTGGTTGTCCTTGCGGAACTGGATGGTGAAGTCGTCCATCCATGCTTTGACCTTTTTCTGGTCGGTCTCGTTGACCATGCCGCTTTGGACGAAGGCATCTTCCATAGCCTTGGCCTGGTCCACGGCCAGCGCCTTCAGGCGGGCCTGTTCGTAGCCGATTTGCAGGTAGGGGTTGTAGGGGCTGTCCTGGGGGTTCTCCTCCACGAAGTCCTTCCAGTTCTTCCTGTTCTTGTCGAGGTCGGTGTTCTGGGCATACAGCTCCGCGCCCTGCGTGACGGCACGTTCGATGTTGCGGTCATTGATGCGTTCCAGCGCCGGGACCAGGGAGCTGTCCAGGCGGGACAGGGAGCGGGCCAGAATCTCCATACCGGCCCCCACGGTCCTGTCCCGGTCGATGTAGGAAGGGCGGGCCTCGGTATAACTGTAGAGGCCGGAGGCCCTGATGCCGGGATTGAGGGCCGGGGACCTTTGGAGGTCCTGCCGGATGGTGGGCTGAGAGGACCTGCTTTGCTGTGCCATGGCTTATCCTCTCTTCTTGCTGGCGGTAGAGGTGATGTCGGTATGACTGTTGTATTTGTCATACTTGTCATAGGCCCCGACGGCAGCGCCGCCGATGCCGAGGATGGTGCCCAGGGTGTTCATGCCGCTGTTGAAGGACGTTCCCTGGGTGATGTAGCTCTGCTGGGAGTTGATGCGGTTCTGGGCCTTGTCCTTGAAGGAGGACAGGTTCAGCTCATGCCCCACGGCGTTCATCTCGTACTGGTGGCGGATGTTGTCCTTCCTGTTGGCCTGCTCGCGTTCGTAGTCGGCCATGAGGTATTCCAGGGCCATGCCTGCGGCGTTGGTGGAAGCCAGCATGGTGCCTTTCTTTTGCAGCATCTCCTTTTGGACATCCTGGGCCTGTTGGCTGGCCGCTGCCTGTTCCTGCATCTGGCTGATGCGTTCGGCGGCGGATTGTTCGGTGTACTCCCGGATGGCGGCCTGATTGTTCAGCTCCGCCGTGCGGGCGTATTCCGCTGCCTGGGCCTCCTGGTAGGCGGCCTGTGCCTGTGCCTGCTGGGCTTGTGCCTGTCCGTTGGCCACGGCGGAGGCTGTGCCGATGAGCAGGGAGGCAATGGGGATGGAAAACGCGCCTCCATCGCACATGGCGATTACCTCCTTTGGAAGTAGAAGTTGATGATGTCGCTCCCTTCTGCGGAAGGGAGTTCCTCGGCTCCGAGCCAGCGGAGCCAGTGCCGCAGCCTGCGGTTGCGCTTGAGGGTCATGTTGTGCATGAAGCCCCCGGAAGACTGGTCGAGGAGCCAGTCCCGGACCAGGGGACACACCTCAAGGAACAAGGCCCTGTCGCTCTGACGGGCGAAGAAGTCCTTGTTGAAGAGCAGCCAGACCACGGCAGGCGGGACGAGCCCGCCCATGCCGATGACATCCAGAGGGTCTCCGGGGCGGAAGAAGGTCACGCAGAGCAGGGAATGCTCGAAGCCGAAGCGCAGGGCCTCTTCCGGCGTATGGCCGGAGATATGCTCAAGGTCCCGCAGGTCTTCCTCCCGCAGGGTGTCCTTGAGCAGGTGGATGTCGTAGGGGCAGGAGACCCTGGCGAAGCGCCGCATCTGTAGAGGGATGGTGGGGAGCATCTATACCTGCCTGTGCCTGGTGTTGTAGAAGCCCTCCCAGCTCGCATTGACGAGGGCGAAGGGCAGGAAGGAAGCCGAGGTGGCGGCGATGGAGACCTGTGTGTTCAGGGACAGCACAGGGACTTTTATCTTGCCGGTATAGAGGGGGATGTCCCCGATGACGTTGGTGCCGTGGCCCAGCTCGCGCCCTGTGAAGATGTAGCGGCTGGTCTGACGGAACGAGGGGGTGACTTCCATCTCAAGGTAGCCGGTGTCGTCACAGTTGAGGGTCATGCTGCGGAGCTGGAGGCGGCCCGTGGTGATGGCATTGCCCTTGCTCTCTTCCCTGATGGCCTGTTGCGAGAAGGTGTAGGTGCTGCGGTAGGGGATGCCGGCGAAGAACTTTTTGCCGGACGCATCGCCCCTGACCGTCACCGTGTCCCCGCCATGGCCCACGATGTCCAGCAGGACACCGGCCTTCTGGCCCTGGGCCGTCCTGGTCACGAGCAGGGGGGAAAGGCCTTCCCTGACCGGCCAGGGCAGGGTGATGGTCGTGGTCTTGGTGGTCTGGTCATACGGGCCGACGAGGCACCGCTCTTCCGTGACCTTGCGGTCCAGGCAGTATTCGATGGGCTCGCCGGGGTCCTTGAAGGCCGGGGCGAAGTCACAGACTTCCAGCCATACGCCGTCGTCATATTCCATGACGCAATAGAACTTGCTGGTGAACATGGCCCCGGAAAGCACCGTGCCGGCCATGTCCCAGCGACTCCAGGCGGACTGAATCTTTTCGGAGCCGTTCCAGTAGTATTTGTAGAGCCAGATGGAATCCCGCTTGTTCCGCGACAGGACCAGCAGGAGGTCCTCGTTGGTGGAGCAGATGAGCTTGAAGATGCCCCCTGTGATGTAGCGGGGAACATGGGCCGTCACGTCGGCGGCATCGTTCTGGTCGCTGTTGTCGGGCAGGGTGAGGTACTCGCGCACGCCGCCCCACTCGCCACGGCGGGTGGCGAAGAAGACCGTCTTCCCGGCGGAGACCGGAGCGGCGGACATGTCGGCCTCGAACTCCGTCACCGGCTTGATGCTGACGGTGGCGTTGGCGAGGACCGTATCATGCTCCATGGTGAACTGGGTCTGGTCACTGAACAGGATGATGCCCCCGGAGAAGACGGCGGCGTGCTGGAGCAGCGAGGATTTGACGTTGGACGCGGCCACGTCGATGACATCGGAATCCACCATGGTGGTCACGGTGGTGACGAAGAAGTTGAAGAACTCGCCCGTCTCGGACATGACCACGTTGTCCTCGGAGAGGAAGGCCAGCCGGTTGCGGTAGAAGAACAGGCCGTTGATGGTCCTGTCCACGAAGGAGGGCAGGGGGGCGGAATCCTCGTCACCGCAGGCCCGTTCGGCCCAGTCCAGCTTGCCGAAGGTGAAGGTGCCGTCGGCCTGGCGGATGAGGCCATGGGGCATGGTGCCGGCATCCAGCTTGCTGGGGATGCCAGGCTTGACCGTCTCTTTCCAGAGGCCGGTGCCGAAGTCCGAGTTTTCGTCCATGGGCTCGAAGCGGACATAGTAGTTGTCGAAGCTGGAGCTGGCGTCACCGATGACCTCGGTCACGAAGTCGCGGGGGGCGGCGGTGAGCAGGTCGCTGAACCGCTGGGTGGTGCCCTTGCACAGGGACGTGTGGGTGTTGGAGCGGGTGTCGGCAACGGCTATCTTGAAATCGCTGCCGTCCTTGGTCCGAATCCAGATGGTGGAGTTCACGGCCTGGGCGGTATACGCGCCGTTCTTGTTGATGGCTTCCGTGAGCTTGTCGGCTATCTCCTTGGAGCTGAGGCTGTCGGCGGGCTCGTCGGCGGGGGCCACGCCGTCCAGCGTGGTGAAGGAAGCGGAGACGGCCCCTTCGCCTTCGCCCAGGGTCACGGTGTAGGTGGTGTTGTAGCTGGCCTGCTTGATGAAGACCAGGGCCTCCGGGGGACGTTTGGGCGTCAGGCTCTCCGCATCGGCCTTGACCGTCACACGGCGGTTGACGATGAAGGTGTAGTCATTGATGGTCTGGGCGCGGAAGTCGGCCATGGGGTCCTGGGCCTGGGCCAGATAGGCTTTGGCCGATTCATCGACCGTCACGGTCTTTTCGGTGCCGTCGAGGTCGAAGACCTTGATGCCGTCCTTGTAGATGAGGACGAGGTATTTTTCCCGCTCGTCCCGGTTGATGGGATGCATGAACACGGACGACCCCAGGCCCCTGGCCGTTGTGGCATCCATGAGCCTAGCCACGCTGTTCATGGCCGGACGGCGTTTGAGGAAGTCCGTCACCGAGGAGAAGCAGTTGACCTGTTCCTCGCCCTGGGTGGGCAGGCGGACGTTCTGGGGCTGCTGGCTGACGCCGGAGATGAGGTTGGGGATGGAAGAGGAAACGAGCTGGCCCATGCTTACCGCAGCCTCCCTATGCCCCTGTTGTACAGGGCTGTCACAGGCCGCCATGTCCCGGTGGGGGGCAGGGTGCCCTTGATGATGTTGGGCCTGTCGGCCTTGCGTTCCTCGGCCTGCATCTGGGCGCGGGCGCGGGCCTCGTCCTGCTGGTGGAAGGCGGAGAGGGTGTTGGAGCCCACCACACGTTCCTGGAAGACACGCAGGGACTTGAGGGTGATGTAGCGGCGGCAGGCTTCGGGGAGCTGCTCGAAGGCGAGGAGCAGCGTCACCGTCACCTTGATGGCCGTTTCCCTGGGAAAGATGTAGGTATGACGGATGCGGTCGTAGACGTACTGGCCACGGATGACCAGTTCCCTGTCATCGGGGTCCCGGAAGTGGACCCGGACGATGCTGGGGTGGAGCTTGATGCGCCCGTCATCGCCGGGGGTGAGGGGGTAGTCGTCCTCGGTGTTCCATTGCCAGCCTTCGGTCTGCACTTCCTTGGAGACCTCGGCAAGGATGTTGAGGGCGACGGCCACGTCCGAAGTGGTATCGGACAGGGAGTTCACAGGCGCTTCCCCGATACCGGAAAGGATGATGTTGACGGCGGACAGTTCGGATGTGGGCGTGGTGAAGATGGCCGTAGTGGTGTTGGTAGGCATCCTGTGGCCCTCCTTGGCCGTAAAAAACCCCGCAGGGTCCGTGATGGACGGCCTGCGGGGCGATGGATGGTTCTTGGTCAGGGACTAGGCGGCGGCTTCCTTGGAGATTTCGATGGCGCAGCCGGGGCGCAGGATGCCGTGGCCCATGGCGTACTTGCCCACCATCATGGTGGACTGGTACATGATATGGAAGTCGGAGCCGGACTTTTCCACGGTCAGGTCCTTCAGCTTCACGGTGCCGATGGCTTCCTTCTGGAGGCAGAGGGCCACGGTGTTGGTGAAGTCGCCGCTGTAGTCGTTCTTTTCGCCGGTGACTTTTTCGACGTTGGAGTTGGGCAGGTTGTTGGACTTGATGATTTGGATGCCGGCCACCTTGAGGACGGAGCCGTCGGCATAGACGCCCATGCCGCCCCAGTCGCGGTTCAGGACCTTGGTGGTCTGGGCCAGCAGGTAATACTGGGCGGGGCGGACGATGAGGGTGCGCTCCCATTCGATGATGTCCTTTTCATCGAAAATCTGGGCGCAGGAGAACATGGCTTCGGCCAGCTTCTCGCCGTCGGTCTCCACGGTGGCACCGCCCTTGATGACGGAGCCGCCGGGTTCGTCGTCGATGAGGCCGGAGGCACGGGCGGCCAGCAGGCCCACACGCATGGTCTTCTTGTCGAACTCGCGGGCCAGAGCCCAGCCGAGCTGCTTGGAATATTCCTGGCGCACGTCGTAGTGGTTCTTGGCATCATCCAGGTCGTAGATGGCCACGTCGGCGATGAGCAGGTCGTCGATGTTGATGGTGCGTTCCTCGGTGGCGATTTTGTTGCTGCCGAGGATGGCGGTGCCGGGGGTGTGGTAGCGGGCGGCGGCCTTGCCCAGCAGGGCGAAGCTGGCGGACTTGCCGTGGTCGATGGTGCGGATGCGGTGCAGGTCCTTCATGACGTTGCGCTCTTCAAAGGCGGTCATCACCTCGCCGGTGAAGGTCTTCATGAAGAGGGCGTCGCTCTCGCCGGACAGGGCTTTCTGGCCGGGGAGGGAGAGGGTCAGGTTCTCAGCCATATGGCTTGCTCCTTGGGTTGGTGGTTAGAAGCCCACGCCAAGCATGTACATGAGCAGGGACATCACCTGGTCGAGGCTGGAAGGGGGCAGGCTCTTTCCCCATTGGGGGAAAAAGACGGGGACGATGATGAGGCGGCCAAGGACTTCCCAGGTGAACAGGAGGGCCAGGACCCAGCCGAGGAAGCTGCGCCACAGGCGGAGCCGGGAGGGCGGGGCACCGGCCACTTCCGCTTCATTGATGCGGGACTGGGCCTGATTGACGGCGCTCCTGTCGGGCAGGATTTTGCCGATGAGGGAAGCACCGAGCCGGGCAAGGAAGGTCCACATGACGTTCCTTTCCTCCTGTGGGGTTCGATGGTCAGAAGAGGAGGACCTTGCCGGTCCTGAAGTAGTGGGCCTCGGTCTTGCGGCGCTTGGTCAGGCCGGGCAGGGCGACGGTGCGCCCATCGACGGTGGCCTTGTCCCAGCGCAGCATCTCGTTGGCGGCGGCGTCCCAGTCCAGGACGCGGATGCGCTTGAGCATGGTGGAGGAGCTGAGGTTGCCTTCGCCCAGGTTGAAGGTCCACGAGGTGAGGGCAACGAGGCGACGCCAGGCCTCTTCGGGCGAGGCGCTCTGGGACAGGGCGGGACCGGCATGACGCAGGACGGCATGGGTCGCCACGAGGAGGTCCTTGATGAGGAGCTGTTCGGCCTCCGTCTTGCTGACGGGAGGACTGTTCCTGCTCACGCCTTCGGTATGCCCGTAGCCGATGGTCCAGACCCCGGCGGGGCAGAGATAGGGGTGCGCCTTGAAGCCTTCGTAGTGTTTGGTGATGGTGAGCAGGTCAGGGCCGTCGAAGGCCAGGGCTGCGGTGAGGATGATGCTGATAAGGACCACCTCCTAGTAACCGAAGAACGTGGAGGCCCCGGTCTTGCGCTCCACCACGCGGGTGTAGGCGCTGTCTTTGCCGTAACGGGGGTCGCGCATGGCGGCAATCATCTCTTCCTTGGAGGCGAAACCGGCACCGGCACCGGAGTTGGCGGCAGGGGCGCGGCCCTTGACCAGTTCGGGCTCGGAGCCTTCCGAGGCCCGGTAGCGGGACACCAGGCCGGACACGGCCATCTTGATGAGCGGCTTGTTGCCGCTGTTCATGGCCTCGTTGTAGGCGGTGATTTCCTCTTCGGGCAGGTTGTCGGCGGCCCACTGGACGACGCTGCGGTAGCCTTCCATGCCGCCGGCCATGTCCGTTATCTCGGTGATGGTCTGCTGCATCAGGGCCTCGTTGCCCCGCAGGTAGGCTTCCACATGCTTCTTGGTGATGCCCGCCTTTTCCAGCTCTTTGTAGGAGCTTTCGCTCAGGTCGCCGTTGGCGATGTATTCCCGCTCGAACTTGGTGAAGTCGAGGCCGTTGTCCTTCAGGGCCGCAGCCACGTCTTCCTTGGGAGCTTTGGCGATGCGCTCCAGGACCTCCTGTTCGTCGGCGGGGGCGTCGGTGCCGTCGGCGGGGGCATCGTCAGCTTTCGCAGCGGCAGCGTCGCCGCCTTCAGCCACAGGAGCATCACCGGCACCAGCAGGCAGTTCCTTGTCAGTCTTCGCAGCGTCGGCAGCAGTACCGGCAGGGGCTTCGGGACCGGCCACGTCATACGGGGCTTCGACGCTGGATACGATGTTCTCACTCATGTTTCCCTCTTTTTGGCGTTGTTAGTTGTGGACGACGAACAGGGTGCCGGAGGTGCCGATGGGCACGGCCCCGGTCTTCCTGGCCGTGTCCTGTTTGGCGGAAGCGGCGGGGCGGCTCAGGGTCAGGGCGGGCTGGGGGGCCTTGCCCTGTTTGACGCCGGCTCCGGCCTGCTGGGCCGACTGCTGCTCCGCCTGTTTGGCGGGGGCGGTCACGGGCTGCTGTTCCTGGGCTGCCTGCTTGTGTTCGTTGGACATGGATGTCTCCTTACTGGGATTGGTTCAAAAGGTTCCCGCCCTGCCGGATTATCTCAGGGCCGAGTTTCTCCATCATCATCTGGCCCTGGGCCGTCTGCTGGGCCTGCCGGCTCTCGGCCTGCATCTCTTCCGGTGTCTTGATGAGGCCCTCGGTGGAGATGCCCATGGCGGAAGCCAGACGCTCGATGGCGTTGTGGGGATTGAGGATGTCGAGGAAGGATTCCCCGAAGGTCCCCGCGCCCACCTGGAGGAACTCCATGAGCTTGTTCTTGTCCGTGCCGCGCCCGATGGCCTCAAAGCCGGTGACGATGGCAGGGGCCACGAGCTGCTTGGGCAGTTCGGGTATGCGCCGCTGTCTGAACATGGCGGCCATGCGGCTGCGGATGTAGGGGAGCTGGAACTCCTGGGCCACGGTGGTGTAGACGCCGCCGAGCCCGGCCTCCAGCTCCTGGGCGATGATGCGTATCTCCTCTGCCGTGACGCGCTCGGCATCGCGTCGGATACCGTCCATCATCAGGAAGGCGGTCTTGAGGGATTGTTCGAGGGCCTGAATCTTGGCGGCCACCACCTGGAAGTCGGCCCCTTTCTGGACCTGGAGGCTGGTCACGTCGTTGGCGCTGCCTTCCAGCACGTCGCCGTTGGCGGCCTCGGCCACGGCTTTGGAATCCGTGACGCTGTTGGGCTCCACAAAGAACAGGGTCTTGGAGGAGACGATGGCCCCCTCGACCATGGCCTGGTTGAGGGATTCGAGGCTGGTCAGGTCGCCGAGCTGCTGCTCCACGAAGCTGCGGCCATAGTTCTCGCCGGAGATGCTGTACATGCGGACGGGGAACCACGGGCACTCGTCCACCTTGTAGCTCCCTGTGGAGCGGGGGACTTCCTTGCCGAAGCATTCCTGCCGGATTTTCCAGAGCCTGGGAGTGCGGCGCAGGTGGGTGAATATCTCCACCTCGTCATCGCCGGAGCGGGCCTCCAGGAGCTTTGTCACGTTCTGGCCCGTCTCGCCCTCCATCTCCTGGAGGTCTTTCAGGAAGGATTCGGGCAGAGCGCGGATGCTCACGCTCTCCTTGACGATGATTTCGATGGGCGTCCCGGCGCTGTCCCTGTCCACCACATAGCGGGACAGGGGGAACATCCGCAGGCCCGTCTTGGGGTCGTTGTGGAACAGGACGTTGCCGCCCACGATGAGGTGCATGTTGGCCTCGTGGACCACAGGGCGGTCGGAGGTGGCCTCGATGTCGGCAAGCACGGCCTGCTCCACGCGGGACAGGGCCTTGTTCACCTTGGTCTGGAACTCCTTGTCCTCTTCCTCGACCTCCTTCTCCATGACCATGTTGTTGACCCGCAGCCGGAAGCAGGGCTCGTTGGGCGGGAGCATGGTCATGAGGAGCTTGGAGGCGAGGTTCGTCACCCCGTTGGCCCCCACGCTCTGGTAGAGCGAGGGGAGCTTTTTGCCATCGGGCATATCGTCACGGGGGATGAGGTAGGGGAGGGTGAGGGCGGAGCAGTCACGCGCCCTGTCGAGGTAGGGCTGGCGGTCGGTGGAGAGGGCCTCGTAACGGGACCGGGAGGTCTGGCCGGTATCAGCGGGGGATGGAGAGGCCACTGGTGCCGCCTCCTGTGCCGCCGCCGACGCCGCCCACGTTCAGGTTGATACGCAGGGCGGAGGTGCCCTTGCGCTTGGCGGAGTTGGCGTTCTGGCGTTTAGCGCCTTCGTTCACCACAGGGGCCTCGGCCACTTCTTCCGCCGGGGGCGGGGTGGCGGCCACCTGGGGCTGCGGGGCCTCCACCACCTTGGGCTTGCTGGGGGCACCGCCACCGAAAATGCTGCTGCTACACACGATAGCTCCTTGCGGGTTGAGGGTTAGAGGAGGGGCTTCTCTTTCTGGCGCTTGCAGGCGACCATGAGAGCATCGACCAGTGCCCGCTTGCCGGCGTACATCCATATCTCCCGCTCGCTCTGCGAGACGGCGGGGCAGCGGTGGGGCACGAGCTTGTCCAGGCCCTCGACGAGTTCTTCCGTGAGGGGAAGGTCATCGAGGGTCTGGACCTTGTCCTTAGCCGAGGGGACGAGGGGGGGATACACGGAACAACTCCTGGTTTTCGGAAGCGAGGGCAAGGTCCGTACCGTCGGGCAGGGCCACGGATTTTTCAGGCAGGTCACGGACATAGGGACCGGTCTTGAGCCAGTCGATATGTCGCAGCACAGAGGATGGGACATCCTTCCTGTACGCCCCTGTCCACAGCCACAGGTCCATCTCTTCAGGCATGATGTGGCGCAGGGAGCGGAGGAACTCCTCCACTTCCGCAGGGTCCGGCTGGCACAGGAGGTCGCCCCCCAGAATCCAGACGTTGCGGAAGGTGCCGGTGGCCAGCTTGTAGCGGTTGGCCGTGAGCCATTTGTCCCAGCGCATCCCGTTACCGAAGGCCTGGGCCTCCGGGTTGTGGCAGCCGGGGCAGTCACGGATACAGCCGGAGACGTACACTTCCAGCGCACTGTGGCGCAGGTTTATCTCAGAGCCGATGATGCGAATCATAGAACGCCCTTCCGTCAGGCCAGCATGTAGGAAGAGAAAAGGATGAGGACCAGGTAGACGATGAACAGGGCGATACCGAATCCAATGTCGCTACACACGGCCTAGACCATCTTCTTGGGGCGGTTGTCCCACCAGCGGAGGAAGGCTTCGGCGGCGATGAAACCGGCGAAAGCGCCGATGAAGGTGAGAAGGCAAGTGGTCATGCTGTCTGCTCCTTGGTTTTGAGGAACGTCCTGTGCGGCCAGTCGTGTTCGCGACGGGTGGCGTTCCAGTGTTTGGTGTTGGTGAGGAAGCCCACCACACGGGTGTAGGTATCGGTGATGCGTTTGCCGCAGATGGGGCAGTAGTCCACGCCGTGGCCCACGGTCATGTGACCGTCGAGGCAGCGGTTGATGGCGTAGTTGATGGCGAAGTACACCACGCCGGAGGCAGCCGCATGGCGGATGAGGGCTTCCATGGTCTCCGGCTTCTCGATGCGGTCGGCCACATTGAGGTGGCAGATGGCCCCGCCGGTGCAGTAGCCGTCCAGCTCGCCCTGGATGCGGATGCGGTCCAGCAGGTCCACGCCTTCTTCCCAGAGGGGGACGAACTGGTTGGAGTACAGCTCCCAGCCTTCGGGATTGCAGCCACGGAGGCTGTCCTTCCTGGCCAGCTTGACGGCGCTGGATTCGCCGGGGACCTGCTCCATGTTGTGGGGGGTGCCCAGCAGTTCCGTCAGGAAGCTGTTGGTCTGGTTGATGCGCTCAAGGATGCGCTTGGCGACCTCCAGGCCTTCCGGCTCGCGCATGTCGTAGCCGAGGATATGGACGGCCTCATACAGGCCGGTGAAGCCACAGGTGGAGAACTGGCGCTTCAGCTCCATATAGCCGAGCTTGTACAGCGGCAGGCTGCCGCGTTCGATACGGTCGGCGATGAAGCAGCGTTTGGCGTGGTTGATGAAACCCACCATCTGCGTCATGGCACCCACCATTTCCAGCATCTCCCGTACAGCGGCCTCATTGTCTTTGCCGGCGGTCTCTGCGGAAGCATCCCGCGCAAGGGCGGGCAGGTTGAGAGTACACACACCAAGACTGCCGATCTTGGTGCTGCCAGCCCCGAACGAATTGGCATAGCCGAGGTCGTTGATGTTCGACCGCAGACGGCAGCAAGACGAAAGGGTGCTGGTCTCGCCCACATAGATGTTGATGAAACCGAATTTCAGATTGTGTTCGGCGATGCGTTTGACGAAGGCGGGGTCGGCCAGTTCCTTGCCGTCTTCGGCCAGGGAGAAGCAGGCCGTCACCACAGGGAAGGTGGCGGGGTCCCGTTCCAGGACCTGGTTGAAGCAGGAGAGGAAGATGTCCTGCACCTTCTTCACGGTCTCCATACGGGGGGCCTTGCCGTTGATGACGTAGGCGGGCACGAGCTGGCCCAGGAAGCCATCGTCATAGACGCTCACGTTGGTGAACGGGCTCTGGTTGCCACGGAACTCCCAGTTGAGCGTGTAGATGAGCGAGGTCAGGTGTTCGGCCACATAGGTCCACACCCGGCTCGTGCCGCCGACTTTGATGTGGTTGTCGTAGCCGGTGTCCAGCATGTCGTCCACATAGCGGGAGATGACGATGAGCAGGTCGGCCAGGCCGGTAGCGCCCAGGGTGCTGTTGGCGGCGTAGACCGTGAACTGCTCCACATGGCGCAGGAAGGTGAACAGGCCCTTGGCCGGGACGATGTCAAGACGGCCACCCATCTTCAGGCCCTCCAGGGCGATGTCGTACATGGAGTAGTTGAAGCAGTAGGGGCGACCGATGTCCCAGCTATCATTGATGTAGAGGGCACCGCATATCTCGGCTTCGATGGCGGCGTCGGCGGCTTCCATCGTGAACTGCTCGCACAGGGTGCGCCACAGGTTGTAGAGGGAGTTCAGCTTCATGTACGGCTTGGGCACCTCGTAATTGAAGGTGATGACGCCGCGCCCGCTGACGTTGGCGTTGGGGTCGATGCTGTGGTCAGCCGTGGCCGAGCCCTTGCGGTTGGATGCGCGGAAGAACTGGCGGCTCATGAAGTCGATGTCGAGCTGTTCCGGTGCGATGCCCGTCAACGTAAAAAGCTCCGCAGGGTATTTCTTGCGGAGCTTTTCGAGCAGGGACACGAAGGCCGGGTCGAAGGACTGGGCGAGGAGGAGGGGACCGGACATTACACCTCCATGTATTCATCGGGGCCAAGGCAGGCCAGGATGTCGGGCATGTTCAGCTTCAGGCTGGATTCCTTCATGCTGATGACTTCCAGCGGGAAGTCCGGGGTGTTCTCGCGGCGGCGCTCCATGCAGACGGTGTGGTCGGTGGTCAGGTGGATGACCTTGAGCGCATAGCCCATGTCTTCGGCCAGGCGCTTCCAGCGTTTCACATAGGAAGCGCGGACGGTGCATTCATCCACCACCACATCCAGGCCGCGCAGCATGTGGGCGCGGGCGAAGGTGTAGGCCATGCCGTGAATCTGCTGCTCCAGCGGGCCGTAGAAGCGGTGGCCGTGGGCGGCGCGGAGGTCGTCGGGGCAGATGACCTGCACCCCGTCAGGGACGAGGCGGGTATCCACATAGGTGCTTTTGCCTGCGCCCGGCAGGCCGAGCATGACGTAGAGGGTGGGCTGCTTTTCCTTCTGGTTCTGTTCCATGATGGCTTCTTCCTAGTTGAGGGTCACAGGGACGGACCTGACCACATGGCCGAGGTCCGGGGCATGGTAGGCCGGGCCTTTCAGGACCTTGCCGTCGGCACGCTTGAGGGGCTTGCCCGTTTCCGGGTCCAGCTTGGACATGTTGGATTCATGCACGAGGCGCAGGGCCTCGTTGATGTCGATGCCCAGGCGGGCGGCCAGCCAGTAGCAAACGTAGATGAGGTCGGCCAGCTCCTTCACGAAGTTGCTGCGGTGTTCCGGGGAGGACTGGTCATCGAGGTAGGCGTCGATGGCCTCGAACAGCTCCTTGGTCTCTTCAAGGATGAGTTTGGAACCGAGGTACACGCCCTCCGTGTCGTCCCATCCCTGGGAGAGAGGCTGTTCCATGGCGGTCATGAACCGGGCCAGCATGGCCAGGCCGTCGTCATGTTTAGACATGGGCAGCTCCTTTGCTCTGCTCGTGAGCGATGAGGCGGTCGAGGTAGTCGCGGGCCTTCTCAAGGTCGGCGATGCCGCCTTTCTTGCGCCAGCGGCAGACGTACTTGATGATGTTGCCTTCGGGATAGGGGATGCCGTTGCGAAGGCAGAAGTCGATGACATCCACGGCCATGCCGCTGTAGTGGGCGGGCTTGCTCCCGGAGGAAGAGTGCGTATGGCAGGGCTCAAGCACAGTCACGGCGGAGGCGGGCGGCGTGATGCGCCGGATGTCGAGGACGAAATCGGAATAATAACTGCACCATTTGCAGGGCTCTTCGTGGCCCTGGCGTCCGGCATAGACGCAGTGTTCGCAGCAAACTAGCACATTGCTGGGGGTTCCCATAGGTTCACCTTTTTCGTGTTGAAGTCGTATTCCCCGTCCCGCAGGATGCGGGCCAGGCGGGCCATGGTCAGGGCGTAATCTTCACCGAACCCGGCCTTGGCGTAGGCGGCCACCACCACGGGCCACATGGCTCCGGGGGTGGGCTCCACAGCATCCAGGGCCTTGGCGGCGGTGGCCGGGCCGAACTTGGGACAGCCGGGATAATTGTCGGTCATGTCGCCCATGAGGGCCTGCATCATGAACCAGCGGTCGGCCTCTTCCTGCGTGATTTCCTGGATGCCGTCGTCCGGCCTGCCAATGTTGAAGAACATGCCGGGGATGGAGCGGAGGTCCTTGTCGATGGAGACCACCACGGTCTCCGTGTCGTCGGTACGCAGACGGGAGGAGAGGATGCCCAAGAGGTCGTCCGCTTCCAGCGTCGGCTCGCGCATGACCGTCTCGCCACTGCCATTGATGATGCTGTCGCAGGGCGGAGAGGGCCACAGGCTTGGGCTTGCCCACACGGTTGGCCTTGTAGGGAGGATAGAGCCCCCTGCGGAAGTTTTCCCCGGTATCCCCGGAGAAGCAGAGGATGGCATCCTTCGTACCCAGGGTGTCCTTGATGAACTCCATACGGTAGGAAAAGGACCACATGGCCTCGGTAAGGCTGCCGATGGGGAAGCAATTGTCCCCGTCGAAGCAGATGACTTTCTCTGTTCCTGCACATGCCTGATAGGCAAGGACATCTGCGTCGATGAGCAGGACACGTTTTTTCTTCTTTTCCACTTAGTGCAACCAAACCTTTTTGCTAGGATTTACGGAGACGGTCAGGCCAGAGGAGCTTGGGGTAGCGGCACTGCTTGAGGACTTCTTCCACGAACAGGCTCCACTCAGGAAGTTTGTGGTTCTGTCGCTGCCTGATGATGTTTTGCAGGGCCGCGTAGTTGGTGGAGACCGCGCGGGTCTGCAAGAAGGACTGGGGCAGGTGGCGGTTGAGGGCATCGAAGTCCCCGGCCAGGCGGAAGTCTTCCAGGGTCTTGATGAAGACAGGGCTGATTTCCCCCTCGAACATCCGGGCGTTGATGGGGAAGACCATCAGCGTATGCATGGTGGATTCAGACTGGGTGACAGTTCCCACCTTGTAGGTGTCGAACTGCTTCCACCAGTACATGGGGGCAGTGATGGCCATGTTCACCATGATGGAGCGCAGGAACTTGTCATGCCCACCACCAAGGCCGGACAGCTTCTCGGCCCGGCACATCATCCTGTCGAAAAGAGGGTCGTCGGGAGAGACGAGGAGGCCCTCATGGATAGTCGAGGAGGTGACGCTGAACGACAGACCAAGCCCGGCAAAGGCAAAGTCGATGCCGTGTTCTTCAAGGATGACGACTTTCATCCTTGGCCCTACATGACGTTCAGGTCCATGTGGGCACCGAGCTTCAGACCACGGATGTTGGACAGCTCCATGTCCTTGAGGCTGTCCAGTTCATCCTTCTTGAACAGGGTAACGCTGACGCCGGCATCCTCGGCCTTGGCCACGGCGTCCGTGAACGCGGCCCAGGTGGTCTTGAGGCTCAGTTCGATGAGGTCGATGGACATGGGGGCCTTGTTGCCGGTGTTGATGAAGAGGCTCATGTTTGCTCCTTTGAAAAAAGTAGTGCCGCCCTATGAGGCCGGGCGGCGGGGCACGGGAGGGGAGAGAGGAAAGCCCTACTGGAGGGGCTGAATCGCGGCATCGACCACGACGCTGCCTTCATGGCAGGTGGTGGCGGCGGTGATGCGGCCTTCCCACGGCGTGATGCCTTCGGGCAGGTTGCGGCAGGGGATGACGAGCTGGCCCGCGCCCTTGAAGCCGGGGCGTTTGCCGATGGTGCGGGCATTGCTCTGGCCTTCTTCGGCGGGAGTGATGAGGAACTCGCCGGAGCTGGCGGCGTAGCCGCACAGGACCTTGGAGCCCAGGGCCAGCATGTGGTCGTCGGAAGCCAGGAACTCAGGGGAGAAGAGGAACACGAGGTCGCCCTTCTTGGTGAAGAACAGGGAGACATCGGGATGTTCGCGACGGGTGACGACGGTACGGGTGACGGGGATGAGGGAGAATTGTGCGAGCATGGGGTATCCTTTGGTTTAGTGGGTCTCTGCCCAGTTGTTGCCTATCTTGTATTCGCCTGTGGTCGGACAGCGCATGGCGAAGTGCCGTCCGGCCATCTCGATGGATTCCACGAAGAGCTTGCCCAGGGCCTCGGCATGTTCCGCCGGGCACTGGAACTGGGCCTCGTCGTGGACGTGGAGTATCTGGGTATAATCCCTGCCCTGGACCCAGCCGAAGCGGGCCTTGGCTTCCTTGTTGCAGATGACCGTGGCCAGTTTGACCAGCACGGCACCGGCGGACTGGAGTAGGGTATTCAGGGCCGCATGTTTGGAGCGGACGTGCAGGCGACGTTTGTCGATGCCATAGAGCCAGGGGCGGGCCGAGACGGCGGCCTGCACATCGTCGATGAGACACTTGATGGCCGGGATGGCCTTGAAGAACTTGGCCTTGAGGCGCTTGCCTATCTGGGCCTGTCGTGCCGGGGAGGCGTAGGGTTCCACGATGGAGCCGAGCTTCGTGTCGCCCGCTCCGTAGAGGAAGGCATAGATGAAGGTCTTGGCGTTATCGCGGGTGGCCAGACCGGCGGCCTTCTGGTTGGCGGTGTGGATGTCGCCGTCCAGCAGTTCCCGCACATAGGCCCCGCCGTCATAGCGGGCCATGTAGTGGCCGAGCATCCGCAGCTCAAGACCGCTGGCGTCGGCCCCCACCTGCACCCATCCGGGCCGGGCAGGGTCCACGCGGAACAGGGAGCGGCAAGCATGGCCGTAGGTGCCGTGCGCCGGAATCTGGGCCAGGTTGGGGCTGTTGTGTGTGCATCTTCCGGTGACGGCCCCGCAGGTGATGACGCGACCGTGGAGTTTGCCGTCGCGCACCAGCTTGAGCCAGCCGTTGTTCCCGTCGGCCAGCATCCCCAGTATCTTGGTGAGTTCGAGGTACTCACAGAGCAGGGGGCAGGGCGGGTAGTCGAGGGAGCCCAGGGTGTCGCCATCGACCTTGGGCAGGCCGGTGGGGGTGAACTCGGAGGGCTGCCAGCCGTAGTCTTCGGCGAGGCGCTCGGCAATCATCTGGGTGCTGCCGGGGTTGAACTCCACATACCGGACCTTGATGAAGGGCTGCCCCTTCACATAACCACGGGTCTTGTTGTTCGCCTTGGGGATGAAGACCTCCTCCATCCGCTTGGGCGGGAACATCCCGCACAGCTTGCGCTTGATGTCGTCCCGCTTGGCGCAGAGGGAGGCATAGAGGGACATGGCTTCCCGTTCGTCGAATGGGGCTCCGTCCTGTTCCTGCTGGAAGATGACCTTCTGGAACTCATGCTCGATGACCAGGGCTTCGGGACTGTAGTCCTGTTCGAGGATGAGGCGGTAGAGTTTGTCCAGTACCTCCACGTCCTGCATACAGTAGTCCTGCATCTCCTGGGACCACGCCGCCCAGGCATCCTCCTTCTTCCCGTACTCCCCTTTGTACTCGCCGAGGCGGTAGCCCCACGCCTCAAGACTGTGCTTGCCGCAGAGCTTGGCCGGGAACGGGACGCCGCCTTTGCGCCTGGCTTGTTTGCGGAGGCGCTCGAAGTCCAGGTCCTTGAGGTTGGTCCAGATGAGGCGGCTTGCCGTGAGGGTATCGAAGAGCTGTTCGGGGAGGCGGACATCAGGATAGAGCTTGGCCAGCGCAGGGCTGTCGAAGCACAGGCCGTTGTGGGCAACGAGGAGAGGGGCCGAAGCCAGCAGCTCCAGCCCCTCCTCGATGTGGCCCGGTCCGAAGGAATAGGTCCTGCCGCTGGGATACTCCTTGGCACAGATGCAGTGGACCTTGCTGCATGAATCCAGCAGGCCGTCCGTCTCTATGTCGAAGAGCAGGGCAGGTGTATCAGGTGTGGGTATCCAGCCGGTATCGAGACCGTCATACAGCTCACGCTGCATGGGAGACGCCCTTGTCCCTGGAAGGGGCGGTGAAGCCCTTCTTCATGATGAGCTTGCCATCGTGGTACAGGCGCGTCAGGAGCTTCTGGCCTTCGGGCAGGACGTGGAAGGTTCGGCTGCCGTAGTCCTTGTCGAACTTCTCCGCGAAGTGGGTGTCACGGTAGCGGGCATAGACACGGTAGCCACCATCCGGGGCCACATAGAAGACATTGGCCATGCACAGGGAACGTTTGACCGCCATGATGTTGACGCCTTCGAGGCGGCGGCAGAAGTCGGTCAGGGTCAGGACATTGGGAGCCACCACCTCGTCGTAGACGGCGGCCTTGGGCTCGGCGATGGCCAGCCTGCCCTCCACCTCCTGCTTCTCCTCGATGGCCAGCGCCCATGCCTTGGCCGCTTCCACGGGATTTCGGAAGTCGGGCAGGCCCAGGGACGTGGGGTCGTCGGGGATGAGGCTGTAGCGGCCCGTCTTACGCAGGGAAGGCAGGACCTCCTCGACCACCCAGTCCTGGAAGTGTGCGGCATCCGGCAGCTTGGAGCGCATGATGAGGCGATACACGTCGGATTCGGGAATGATGGAGAGGCCACGGGGGCTGGAAGTCAAAAGTTCCGAATCGGAACCTTTTAGTATTTTCGCATACTTACAATGGTAAAGGATAGCTTTGGGCGGAAGGGCATACCCCAGAGCCAGAGCCACGTCCCGCGCCACGAACCACGGCTGGCCCTCGGCATCCAGCAGGACACGGAGGCTGACGCCGGGCAGGGTGGGGGTGGTGAAGGTCTGGGGGGCCTGGAAGGAAGGGGTGGTGTTCTCGGTGTTCGTCATAACGTCATTACTCCTCGATAGTGTCGGGGTGGATGGAAGGGGAGGAAGCGTAAGCCACGACTTCCTTGAGGTCGGCTTTCATGAGGCCACACATGTCATCCACGGCATCTGCGGCGGACCGGTGGGTCCTGACCGTCACCCACTCGCGCTGATGATTCCAACCGCATGGGTCACAGACGGTCACACATTCCTGGAGGAAGAAGTTCCCGTTCCCGTCCCTGACGATGCGGAAGTGGACGGCTCCATCGTCCTCCTCCTTTCCGGTCTTCTTTTTGAAAGGCCACATGTTCAGAACTCCTGTTGTTCCTGGTTGTCGTTGTACTGGCTGAAGCCGAAGTTCTCCCCGTCCGCTGGGGTGAGGCGGCCCGTCTCCGGGTCGTAGGTCACGGCACCTGCCGGGCCTGTCTCCCCGATGGGGCGGTTCTTGAGGACACGGATGCTGGCAAGGTTGGGTTCGTCTCCTTGCTGGTCGCGCTCCAGGGCGATGACCACATCGCTCACCTGCTCCAGGGAGCCGGAGCCGCGCAGGTCGGTGAGGCTCACCTGCCGGCCCTCGTTGAAGCTCTTGCCCTTGTCGGGCCGCTTGAGGTGGACCACGGCCAGCACCATGGCCCCGGTCTCCTCGATGAGGGAACGGAGCTTGGTCATCAGTTTGTCGATGACCTTGCGCTCGGATTCCCCTCCGGCCTCGTCCAGCGCCGAGACCACGATGGAGATGTGGTCCAGCACGATGACCTTGCAGCCCAGGCCCACCACCATGTAGCGGAGCTTGGACAGCAGGTTGTCGATGTCGGAGGAACCGAAGTGGTCATAGGCGAACCACTTGTTGTCCCCGGTCACGGCATCGAAGGCGGCCTTGAGGTCGGCTTCGGGGATGCTCTCGTGGACTTCGGGGAGATGGAGGGGCTTGTTGAGATGGATGCCGAGGTAGCGGCGGAGGTTGCGGGAGACGGATTCCTCCAGGGCGATGACGCCAAGGGGCAGGCCATGCACCATCTTGAGATGGTAGGCTATCTCGTTGACGATGGTGGACTTGCCGATGCCGGAGCCTGCGGTGAACAGGTACAGCTCGCCAAGGCGAAGGCCGTGGAGCTTGTCGTTGAGCTGGGGATAGGGGATGCCGTAGCCCTTGGGCGGGCTCTGGCGCACCTTGTCCCAGAGGTCCTGACCGGCGACGATGCCGTCGGGCCGGTAGGGCTGGGCGTCCCACAGGGCGTTGATGAGTTCCCTGGTCTTGCCTTTGGCCAGGCATTCGTTGGCGTCCTTGCAGGGCAGATAGGGAATCCTGGCCTTGCCTGGGGTCAGGAGCATGGCGCATTCCTGCGCCGCCTTGCGTCCCGGCTCGTCCATGTCGAAGCAGAGGATGACCTCCTCGAAGGTCTCCAGCCATTCGAGGTTCTGCCGGATGGCCTTGGCCCCGGCGCTGGCCCCGTTGGGCAGGGAGACCACGGGCCACTTGTTGTCCTGCAACATGGAGATGGTCAGGCAGTCCAGCTCGCCTTCCGTGACGATGACCCGCCTGCCGCCGGAGCGCCAGAGGTGGCGTCCGAAGAGCAGGGCGTCCTTGCTGTCGCCCAGCCACTTGAAGTCCTTGCCTTCCAGCCGGATGTGCTGGGCCACCACCCGGCCCTCGGCATCCCGGTAGGGAGCCACATGGCACCAGGCTTTCTCCTTGCCCCAGCGGCCGATGCCGTAGCCGAACTTTTCGCAGGTGGCGGCGTCGATGCCGCGCTGCTTGAGCGGGAGGATGTCGCAGGGGAGCGCCTCGAACGTGGGGCGGGCCTTGGTGGCACCGGGCTTGCCGGCCGTGCCCTCGCCTTCGGCTGATTCGTAGTATCCGCAGGCATGACAGTACCCGTGCCCGTCGGAGTAGCGGGCAAGGTTGTTCCCCTTGGCGTCTTCGCCACGGGAGCGACAGGCGGGACAGGGTTCATGCTGCATGAAGGATGACTGTTCTGCCTGTTCATGCCTGTACATGACGGGTCTCCTCCAATCAGGCCACCTGCGGGAAGAGGGCGGCGAAGGCCTTCTTCCCGGCGGCGGTGGGTTTGTGCTTGAGCCATGCGTCAGGGACGGCAGGCCCCTTGCAGCAGGGGAAGCCGTGCTTGTCGCACCAGTCCTGCACGGTCATGGTCTTGGTGACTTTCTGGCTGAGGCGCTGGAAGATGAGGCGGATGTCCAGCTTGGGGTACTGGGCCTTCACCATGAGCATCTTGTTCCTGTCCTCCAGCGTGAAGCGGCCTTTGGCTTCGAGGACGATGGCCTGCCTGGGCAACAGCCAGTCCGGGGTGTAGTGCCGTGTGGTCGTGACCGTGTACGGGATGCGCCCGGCTTCGTACCGGGCGGCATCATCGGGCAGGGACCTGGACACATCGGCCTCGAACTGGCTGCGGAACCCGGTGTCGTTCCGCACGGCGGCCCACGCTTTGTAGCGTTTGACCTTCGCGCTCAGGGCGCTGCTAGAACGGGACTTCATCGGGCTGGGCGTCCTCGCTACCGCCGGTCACCGGGGCGACGGGCTGGTCGGCGGGCATGTCGTCGGCGGTGAAGCCGTCGTCCTCGGAGGCGAAGCCGTAGTCGGTGCCGGAGCGTTCGCCGGAGGCGTTCAGCTTGAGAATCTGGACGGCGTTCAGGTAGAACGTCAGGCCAGCCTTGCCGGTGCCGTTGACGAAGTAGGGCCGGGCCGTGAACGAGACGCGCATGATGGAGCCCCAGCCGGGCTCGGCGCTCAGGCTCACAGGGGACAGCATGGAATCGAAGACCGCCACCTTGCGGTCCATGACCTTGCCCTGCTTGTTGGTGTACTTGGCCTTGGTCTTGAAGCGGAACAGGATGTAGCCGGTAGGCTCTTCGGTCTCGCGGTCATATTCTTCGGTGCCGGGCATCACGAAGGTGGGGTGCTTCAGGCTCTTGCGGGTGGCCACGGACAGGGAGGCGAACTCCTTGTCCATCTGGGCCTGGGCTTCTTCCAGCTCCTCGTTGAGGGAATCGAGGAAACGCCGGGCCTGCTCTTCCGGCATCCGCAGGGTGACGGTGAAGGAGCCCTCTTCGTCGGGGAACTCCTTGGTGCCGTGGTCCGGTTCCACGATGTGGACGAACAGGGCCTCGGCCTTGGGGGTGGTGTGCTGCTTGGGTTTCTTGTTCTTATCGTTCTCGGTGTTAGCCATGGAGAATCTCCTTCTCGATGTAGGTGCTGACGGCAGCGAACTCAGGGCGCTTGCCTTCGGCGGTGTTCATGCAGTTGCGGGCATAGCCCATGAGGTCGGGCACCGGCAGCCCGGAGGCTTCGGCGGCCAGGAGGAAAGCGGCGGCCAGACCCATGAGGCGTGCGCCCCGGTCGGGATGGGTCTGGATGGCGGAGGCCACGGCCATGCAGCACTGGGCGGCATCGCGGGTGGTACAGTTGGCGGTGAGGTCGCGGAGTTGCTGGGTGACGTTCTCAGGGGTGGCGATGGTGGTGAACATTCCTGTGCTGGGTCTCCTTTGTTGTGATGTGAGGACAAGAGCGATGCTCTTCTTCCACTTAGTGCAACCTAATTGCCCCAAGCCGGGAGGTACTCTCCCACTTAGTGCAACCTAATCGGTCCAAGTGGGGTGCCATCTTCCGCTTAGTGCAACCTAATCGGTCGGCTGTTTTATTCTGGTAATCAGCACATTGGTGTGTGTTCTCTGGTAATGGGCACTTTCGTCCCACCAGCTTTGAAACGCCAAGACCCCGCGCCTCACGACAAGGTGAAGCACGGGGTCAGCTCTATTATATAATGTTACGCGAAGAAGAACAGGGAACGCTTGACCGCTTCCACGTCCAGTTCCCCGAAGGCAGGGATGGCCGGGAGGCCGTCCAGTTTTTGCAGGACAGCGGCAGGCACCGGGGCCATGACCTCGCGGCTCCACAGCTCCAGCATGTTGGCGTCGCCACCGAACATGCCCACGAACGTGGTCCGCAGGATGGCGGCGAGACGTTCGCTGTCGGCGGCATGGGTGCCGTAGCTGTCGTGAATCATGGCGAAGGACAGGATGCCTTCATCAGCACAGCAGCACACGGTCCGCATGAGGGCGGCGGCGTCCAGCGAGTGGACATAATTGGGAGAGATGGCCGACTTCTGCTTGGCCTTGGCCAGCTTGTCGGGCTGCTCCTCGTTGAGGGTGAGGTAGATGAGGGAATCCCCTATCCTGGTCTTGACCCGCTTGCCTTTCTGCTCGCGGTAGCACTGCTGGACGGGGAAGCCCACGGGCGTGGTCCAGCGGATGGGCAGGTCGGCCTTGTTGAGGACGGCGGCGGTGTCTTGCAGGAAGGTCATGGCCTCGCGGGCCTTGATGACCGTGGCACCGATGGCATCCCAGATGAGTTCCGCCAGATAGCGGGCCACTGAGCGCAGCGTATAGCCGTTGGGCATCTCGATGGGCATGGTGGAATCGGCGTAGGCTTGTTCCTTGAGCCAGGCTTCCGTGTATTCACGGCAACTGTCGAAGGTCCCGCCATAGGGCAGGACCATGACCTGCCGCTTGGTCATCTTGCGGCTGATGTTGAGGCCCAGCAGGAAGCGGGCGCAGACCGTCTCGTTGTACATAGGCTTCTCGGTCTCCCCCTTGGCGAAGACATCGGCCCCGTCCACAGGCTTGGCCGCCTGGGCTTCGAGGGTCAGCTTCACCTTGGCGGCCACGATGCCGTAGATGTCCTGCGGTGTGTCCGTGGGGGTGAGGTTGACCGCATGGCCGCCCACCTCATCGCGCAGGATGAGCGAGAATATCTGCAAGCCGTTGCAGGTGCCGTCCATGGCGATGGGCAGGCGAGAGACGAAGGCCAGCCCCTCGTCGAGGTAGCCCTGCCACTCGAAGCAGAAGGCAAGGAAGCCCCACGGGTCGTCGGCTTCCGTCCACCAGCGGTTGTCGTAGGGGTCTTCGGCGCACAGGCGGATGTCGTCCTGATGCTGGAGGACCCACGAGTAACGGTCGTCGAGGCTCACCTTGTCGTTGCCGAAGCAGTTGGAGCCGTGGATGGCCAGCCATTTCACAGCGGCCATGCTGCCCAGCGCCTTGCCCTGGGCGAACTGGAGCAGGGCCTTGGCCAGCCCCGTGCCCTGCGGGTTGAGGTAGGCGGGCACGGCATAGATGCGGCCCCGGAAGTCGAGCTGGTAGGGATAGTAGAAGGCCGGCTCGTCCTTGTAGCGGGCGGCCAGATGCAGGGTCTTGGCGATGCCCAGCCTGCGGGACATGCAGGAGATGTTCTTCTCCCGCACGATGGCGGCGGCCCGACGCCAGCGCCGCAGCTCCTCTTCGGAGAGGCTGTCGAGGCAGGCATGGGGGATGCGGGCCGAGGCGGTGTCCGTGATGTCGGCCCCGCAGACAGGGCAGGGAGGCAGGCGGTAGCCATCACGCGGGGGCAGGTCGGCCACGTCGCCGTTGGTGTCGTTCCAGAAGTGGTCGGCCACTTCATAGACCTGCCTGTTCACGCGCCACGGCGTGTCTTGCAGGGCATTGATGGCCCGCAGGACGGAGGGCATCTCGTTGTTGGCTATCTTCTTGTCCAGCGTGAGCAGGTAGTCCCGGTTCCCGGTCTTCACCAGAGACAGAGGGCGCATGGCCTGGAAGTAGTAGCCGCCACCACAGGCACCCTCCCACGGCTTGGGCGGGATGAGGGTCGGCATGTAGGCGGGGGCCATGATGGAACGGGATTCGAGGTGGTCGTCCATCCATTCCTTGAGGGCCGGGGTCATGACCAGACTGTAGGCGGCCATGTCCTTGTTGCCCTTGCGGACCTTGTTGGAGGTCAGCTCGATGGCGAAGATGCCGGTGCTGTCAATGGCCAGCTCGATGAGCTTCTGCCCAAGATGGAGGCACTGGGCCAGGGGCCACGGCTCGAAGTCCACCGTGGTGGATTTGCCGTAGGCATACGGCAGCACCGTGCTGCGATACTTGCGGGACTTGTGGCCCTGGATGTACCGCTGGGTCATGGCGTAGCGGTCGGCGTCGTTCTGCTTGAGGTTGGTCAGGCGCAGCTCGGCCTCTATCTCGCGGCCCACACGCACGGCCACGTTCTGGAGCATGGGCTCGGAGGTGAGGGTGTCGATGGCGGTACGCAGGGTGATGAAGGCGGCCACGTCGGGGGCTATGTCCTTGAGCAGGGCCACGGCCATGTGCCTGCGCCCGGCAGTGCCGCTGTTGGCCTTCTCCATGAAGGCGGTGATGGCGGCGGCGAGGGGAGCGATGCCACGCTTGAGCAGCATCTTGCCGTAGGTGGTGCCGCCTTCGTTGCGTTGCTCCTTGAGGCGGGCGATGTTGGCAAAGAAGCGGTCCTTGCCACGGTTGAACATCTCTTCTTCGAGGGCCAGCTCACGTTCGATGGCTTCCTTGGTGTAGGCCAT